AATGAATGTTCCTTTAGCAGTTTGTTCTGTAAATACATTTGCTGCCCATGGCTCAATACCTGGAGAATTGTTTCCGCTTAACTTAGAATTACTAACAGTTGGCGCAATAGCTCTTAAGTGTGTGTTTCTCATTCCTGTTCCAACACACCATAATGGTTCTCCATATTCTGTAGCTAAATCTCTACTTGCTCTTTCACTTTCAACTTTAATTTGAGAGAATATCTTTCTTGTTTCAAATTGTCCTGTTAAAGAATCAAAAGGAATATTCTTGTCTTGTAGATATGTGTGCCATCCTAAAACTCCTAATCCTAATGCTCGGCCTTTTTCAGCAGAACGAACAGAGTTTTCAAAACCTCTCATGTATTTTGCTCTGTTAATAAATTCGGTAAGAACTCCATCTAAGAAAATTGTAGCAGTATATACTAAGTCGGTATCTTTCCACTCTTCATATTTTGCCAAGTTTAAAGAACTTAAACAACATACAAATGAATGTGATTCGTCAGTGTGTAATGTTATTTCAGAACAAATGTTTGTCATGTAAACTTTAAGACCATTTTGCTTGTATGCTTCTGGATTTGCGTTATTTACATTTCCTTTAAACATTATATATGGTTCTCCACTAGATCTACGTTTTCTAATAACTGCAGTCCATCTTTTTCTTGCTTCTTTATCTCCGGCTTTTACCTTTTGCATAAATCCATCAGAAACTACAACACATTGGTGTAAATTTAAACACTGTCTGTTTACATCTCCTTTAGGCTCTCTAATCTCTAACCATTCCCAGAAATCATCATGTTCAATATCTATATTAACACTTGAAGCTCCTCTTCTAACTGAACCTTGGTTTGTTGCGAGAATAGTTGAATCAAATATCTTAGCAAATGGTAATACACCATCACTTGTTCCATTTCCAGTAATCTTAGCACCTGCTGGTCTGATTTGATTAATTCCTACCCCAACTCCACCTCCGTGTTTTGCAAGTAACATTAATTCTAAATTCTTGTTTCCAATATCATATATAGAATCAGCCACATCAATACCAAAACACGAGATTGGTAATCCTCTCTCCGTTCCTGTGTTTGAAAGAACTGGGCTTGCTAAGTTTAACCAACCTTTCCAAATGTAATCAAAAAACTTACTTGCTAATTCTGGTTTATCTAGTCTTTTTGCAACTGTTGTTGCAACTCTCCAATATGCGTCTTTTGGAGTTTCACCCGGTAATAAATATCCGTTGCTAATTGTTTTAACGTATATTTCTGTATTTGCCCATGTTGGAAAATCTGTTCCTAGTTCCCATCTTAGTTCCTCACCGTGGTTTTTAATTTCTTTACTCATAGTTTATATTGTTTTAAAATAATTCGTCTTCGTCCCAGTTTTCATCTTCACCGGCCTTAGAATAATCTGTAGGTCTTACTGCGAAAAAATCTGTATGTGTTGTTCCTCCTGTTAAATGATAGAACCAATCTAGTTCTCCTGCTGAGTCTTCATCAAATTCCATGAAAGGTCCTTCAGTATATCCTAGTTCAGCTATCTTTTCGTTTGTTCTTTTTAATATAAATTGTTTTAGGTCGTTTGCTTTAAGGTTTTCTAAATCTCCTTGTTCGAAGATCATATCAATGAATTTATGTTCCATCTCAACCATAAGTTTTGCGGCTCTTAAAACATCATCTTTAACATCTTCGTGAAGTTCTGGATATTCAGCACACATTTGTCTGAATAACTGGCATCCCATTTTAGAATGTAATGATTCATCTCTAACTGACCATTTCATTTGTTGTCCAATACCCTTTAACGTATTTCTCATTTGAAAAGAATATAATACAGCAAATGATGAATATAATGAAACACCTTCAGCAAATGCACTGAAAATAGCCAACGATCTTGCTACTTGTTTTCTAGCTTTCGTGTTTGTTTCTAAATCTTCATGAGTCCAATCAGCTTCAACAGATGTTAAATGTTCAAATTTCTCGGCAGTTGCTGGTTCATGTAAGAATGCTGAAAAATCATCTAATCCTAATGTCTCATTTAGATATGAATATGCTGTTGCGTGTATAGTTTCTTGAGAACCGAATGCCATTGCCATTTGCTTAATTTCCCATTTTGGAAACCACTTAGTAACCATTCCTGTCCAGTAATCTGAAACAGCGCATTCAGTTTGTGCAAATCCTAAAAGAATATTTCCAACTAAATTCTTTTCAGCTGGAGTTAAATTTTCATTCCAATCTTTAACATCTCCTTGCATTGAAATTTCGGTATGTAACCAAAAAGCTTGCATTTGTTTTAACCATCCTTCAGTATAATACTCAGGGTATTCAAATGGTTTATATTCGACTCTTTCTTTAAATAATTTTGGATTGCTCATACTTTATTTGAATTCTTTTATTTCTTTTTAGACTAAATAAGGCCTCAATTGAAGGCCTTAATTCGTGGTAGTAGATTATATATTTAGGTAATCTAACACGTTAAAGCTTATTGGTTAAAATATTATGTTAATCTTTTCTTAAGGTTATCTGCTTTCGTAAAATACTCGTATGATGTGTTTTTATATTCAACCCTTTGTGAATATAAATCCGAAAGTATTTTTCTAAGAACTGAATCTTCCTTCGAATACACTACACCATTATCACATACGATAACACTAGTATCTTCTCTTCTTTCTTTAATTTGACTCTTTTGAACTTGTTCAATATACGCATCTGGCGAAATATTAAATTGTCTCATTATTGATGGATATAGAGAAGCAAAATCATATGCAGTTACTCCGGCATAATATCCAACAATTGGTTCTTTTACATAAGCTCCCGCATACTGTGTACTTTTTTCGTAATCTTCTTTCTTTTCAGTTCCAATTCTCATTCCTTGTTCAGCTAATTTTCTAGCCATTAAGGATTCTGTAACCGCCACGGGGCTGGCTGCTTTGTATAGAGGCATTTTTGTAATGTTTGCTAGAGTTAACAGAACTTCCATTGACTTTAACTTTTGATCTATATAATATACAAGAACTGAATCGACTACGTTATAATAGATATATTTTACAAAGTTATCTCTATAAAGATCTTGAAGACCTCCAGTGTATTTAATCTTCTTAACATTTAATACCTGACCTGATACATAATCAAGTGAATTAGATTCTTTAACCTTTACACTACGATCATATTTATCATACAGTTGCATGTAATCTAAAATTCCAATATGTAATGGTCTAGAATCATTACGATCTAACTTACCAGTCATACCAACCTCACTAATATCTATCTGTAATCTTTTACATCGATTTACAATATATTGCCAGTCATAATTAATAAAGTTCCAGCCGGTCATCATTGGAAACTTAGGTAAGAATTTCATTAAGAAGGTGTATACCATATCATATTCACTCTTGAACTTGTGGTATTTAAATTCCCAGTCTTGATCAAAATCTTTAAAATATTCATTAGTATCGTCTTCGATCTTTTGAATTTTATCTGGAGCCATATCCTCTAATCCTAATACAATCGCCTTACGTTCTGGAGTTATAATTGAGAATGAGAGAATTCTTGTTTTAGCTTCTTCGGCTTTTGGAAAGCCATCAACAATTTCTGTTTCAATATCGACAAAATATGTTTTAGGTAAATTGTATGCTAAAATTTCTTCACGATCTTTTTCTGGCAATCCATCGATAAAGTAATTAAGAGAAAACTTATTAAATTGTCTACCATACCCTAATTTAACAGGTCTACCATCCCAGTTTTTAAATTCAGTACTTACTCCTTTTTCTTTTTCTCCACAGATATACCAATTCTGGTATTGTGCTATTGGATATTGTTTGTACGCAACTTTACCTTCTTTGTCGTAATACGATACGATTACGTCTTTTTCTCTTTGCTCAATATCTAATATCATTAATAATTGTTTTTCTGACGGTTAACGTTCTCTTCTGCTTTTGCGAAGTAGTAATTATATGCTGTTTTTGCGTCTAGTCCGATTGAAGCTGCGTAATTGATAAAGAAGTGTAGGATATCTACCCATTCCATATACAATTCTTTCTTGTCTCCTTCAGACATGTCAGAAATCTTTAATGTATTGTATTTTGCAAAGTCTTTTTTCCAGTATTTCCATACTGCATTTCCAGAACCATCTTTGATACCACCAAGAGCATCTGTCATTTCATGAATTTCATCAACAACTGCATGTGTATTACAGTGCCAAAAATCCATAATTTCTCTAATTGTCATATCATCAAAGTTAAAACCATAAGTCTGCTCTTGCATCTTCTTTTGGTTTTCCATGATATCTGCTAAGTGTGTGTTTGACTGGTCGTAAAAGTCTTTTACTTCTAAGTCTTTACATTCGTTATCTATGTTTGCCATTACTTGTTTATTTTAAAGGTTATATCTAATCTGTCGAATAAGTTTCTTAATTCTTTCTTCTGTCTTGCAATTAAATCATCTGAATAAGAAGCTACTAATTTCTCAACATCTTTTGACGATTTTACGTATAATTTATCACGCAATACCGGGTCTTGTATTAATTCCATTTCTGGATCGTATTCGATTTGGATTGCTGCCAAACAATCACTTGCCATAGTTTCATAAAAGCGGAATGTTGTTACATTGTCTAAGTGTTCGTCATCTCCTAATATTAAACTTGCTTTACTTTTTGAAATAGTATCTAATAAAACTGAGTGTTCCATCTTTTTTGCAAAAGTCGTTGGAACTTTCTTAGTTTTATAACCTACTAGTAAACTCTTTTCGCTATGTGGCATATACTTTCGAACTTGTTGTTCTCTAAAGGCTGCTCGATTATCTCCATAGTAAATAGCATCCCATTCTTTTTTAGGAGCATCAAAATCAAAGAGTGCATTGGTTTGTTTATTGTCTAACTTATTTGCCATTCGATGCTTAAACATATAAGTAAACCAATCTAATTTTTCCCAATTTTTAGGGGTTCTACCTAGGAATTTAGAGATGTCTTTACCTGGAAATAGATAAGTTGCGTTCTCGATGATCTCGGACCACTCAGATTCAAGATCTTGGATTAGATTAAATCTTTTCAATACCTTAACTGGATCTAAGAAATCTATCCGAGGATCATTTACGAGTGTGTATATTTTACCACCATATCCGGCAAGGGCTCTTGCAATTGGTTCTGTGTGTTCTCCGACTTGACCGCCAAAGAAGTTAGCCGTACTTAACTGAATAAAGACTGCGTCATAAGATTTCCAATCAGCATCTGTATAATTTACATAAAAATCAAACTCTGCTGTGTTTCTATTTTTCTTACCAATCAAATCTACATCATATCCATTCTCTTCTAAGAGTTGTTTAAAATATGTTGCTTCTAAACCTCGGTGGTTTTTACTATTATATGTTAGATTTGAAAATACGGATGTGATCGCTACTTTCATTATTCTACTTCGTTTACGTAGTTATCTAATCCTTGAATATATGCAACGGCATCTAATAAATTATCACGTTTATGGTTGTAACTTTCTCGAGAGAATTTAAGAGCTACTAAGGCCTTAAACATATCTGCTCCGGTTACTTCATGACCTGTCATTCCTTGAAAGATCATTGCAGCTCGATCCATTCCTTCTGAAAAAGGACCATACGCTCTATCTGCTTCTTCGCTTCTGTTGTTTACTATGTCGTTTGCTTCTTCTAATATACTTTTCATTCTTTATTTATTTTGTAACTATTATACGTGATATTTTGTAATTGTTTCTAATTAAGTTTAGTTAGTGGGCTCCATCTTCCGTTTTTGAATTTGTGAGGAACTCCATCAATCACCATATATCCAGCTGGCTTAATTTCTTTCTCATCTTTTGCAGTTGCTCTTTTTACTAATTCTGCAAATTCTTCAGCGGTTGGCTTTTCTCCTTTAACTGCGTGCATTTTGTACTCCCAAGGATGTTTGTGTTTTATCATGTTGTTTTATTTATTTTTAATTATTAAGTTTTCTAATTCAATTGCAAAATCTTCCATACCTTCGTTATATGCCCACTGTGTTTCATCTTGTGGCTGTGCATACTTGATATTGTCTGCTGCTCTTTCTAATAGGATTTGTAATTCTTTTAAGTCCATAGGTTATATATTTGTTATAGGTAAATATAAACAAAAAAAATGAACCAGAAAAATTCTGACTCATTTATTTTTTTAAATTTATTAATATGTTTGAGTTTCTGATTGAGGATATCTTGAACAAGTAAAATACACTTTCATAATTCTAGAAGCAATTTCAGTAGACTCTTTTAATGCGTGAATTTGTAGTTCATCATACAAATACCCATCGAATAATCCAAATAACATATTTACTAATTTAGAAGAATAGTTATCAGATGATCTGATTTCGCTGATTAAGCTTATAATTTCATTTCTTGTTTCGGAATCCATTGATTCGTGTCTGTTAAATCTTTTGTAACTCATGTTTGTTTGTTTTTAATTATAGTATAAATATAACCAAAAAAAGTGAACCAGGAAAATCCTGACTCACTTATTTTTAAGAAGTTATTAACAATTTTTCATATTATGATTTTCCATAATACTTATTTAGTGTTGCGATTCTATCGTCTGCATCTACTAACATTATTAACGCTTCTTCTGCGTTCTTATAAAAATCACCAGTAGAGTGATCTCCAATACCTGTTCCTTTTTCACCTAATAGATCTAAAGATAATAGGGCCTTTGCTCTATCAGCTTCTGCTGAAGTTTTGAGCATTGTAATTAAATTTGCATTCATTAATTTTTGTTTTTAATTGTGTTAACTTGTTCTAATAAAAATTCTTTAAATGAGAGTGTTTCCCAATCTGAAAATAATTCTCTTACTTTAGTAGAGTCTAGTGCATATCTTCGATCATGTCCTAGTCGATCTGCAACAAACTCAAACTTA